GCCCAGAGATTCTGAACTCCTATATGGTGGAGCTAAGGGCGGGGGAAAAGCGACTGATATGGACTCAATTCTTTATACTCCGCACGGTGAAAAGAGAATGAGGGATATTAAGGTTGGGAGCTTAGTTGCTTGTCCAGATGGAACATATTCGCCAGTCATTGCTATTCATCCACAGGGCAAAAAACAGCTTTACAGAGTAACTTTTATTGACGGACGAAGTGTATTAGCTACTGATGAACATTTATGGTACGCTAAAATTGTAGGACGGAAAAACAAATTGAATAGAGAATTTTCAATTTATACTACATTGGAAATTATTGATTTATTAAAGAAAGCAAAGCAGTCAAAATCGACTATTACACCTAATATCCTTGTACCACTTACGAAGCCAGTTAATTTCACTCCTGTCACTAATAGATATTTAGTTCGTCACACAATAGACCCTTATACACTTGGTTTTTTACTTGGTGACGGTTGTTTTGTTGGAAGGTCAATTTCTTTCACGACTGCTGATGAAGAGATAGCAGAGTTTATTTCTAAAAAATATAATGTATCAAAACGTAAAGCGAAGTATCAGTATGGTATTAAGGATGGCGGTGAACTTCGTTCTAAATTAGATGCCTACGGTCTTTATGGTAAGAAGTCTGAAGATAAATTTATTCCAGAAAAATACAAAATAGCAGACATTGAAACAAGGCTGCAGTTAATACGTGGTTTATTTGATGCCGATAGTCATATAGATAACAGGGGACATATCGAATACACGACTGTAAGTAAACAATTATCCAGAGATGTACAATGGGTAGTTCGTAGTTTAGGTGGAAAAGCCACTATATCAGAAAAACAGGGGAGTTACGGCGATACAACTTGTCAAAAAGCATACAGGGTCTATGTAAATATTACAGGGAATTTACATAGATTGACAAGGAAAAGCATCCCCAAACCTTACAACGGTGGTAATGGTAACTTATGTAATAGGATAGTGTCTATTGAATATGAAAAAGAAGATTATGCACAATGTATTACATTACGAGACCCTAAAGGGCTTTATTTAACAGACGATTTTATTGTTACTCATAACAGCTATTTCGGCTGCACTTGGTGTTATGCACAGGCGTTACGTATTATTGAGGCTTGTGGTATTACCGAAGAAGAAAGTCATCCAATTCCGATAGGATTTATGGGAAGAAAACAGGGCAGGGACTTTACAGCAACGACTCTTGAAACGTGGAAAAGAGAAATACCGGCGGACAAATATGTAATTAAGGGTAATCCGGCAGAGATAATAATTGATAATAAAGTCAAAATTCATACTGGCGGGCTTGACCGGCAGGAAACAATTAATAAGTTTAATTCAGCAGAGTATTTTTTCTTCTTCATTGACCAGGCAGAAGAAACTACTAAAGACGATATTTCTGTATTACGTGGCTCGTTACGGGGTCAGATTAACGGACAGCATATACCGTATAAGGGACTGTTTACAGCGAACCCTGCACAGTGCTGGTTGAAAGAGGATTTCATTGATAACCCCAGTGAACGAAGGGTTTATATCCCGGCATTACCGACAGATAATCCTCATTTACCAGATAGGTACATAGATACATTAAAGGAAGCATTTCGACATCGCCCGGAATTACTAAGTGCTTACCTGGAAGGTGACTGGAATGGATTTGACGGTTCTGACCAGGTTATACACAGTAGCTGGATTCTGGCAGCGAAGAAACTTCAACTTAATCCACCGGTTACTAAACGATTCCTTGTATGCGATCCGGCAAGATTTGGCGATGACGAGACAGTGATTTATTTATTCGAGAATACCAGGATAAAAGATTCTATTATTTTCGGTAAAAAAGATACACATTATACATCCGGTAAACTCAATGTTTTGAGTATAGAAAACGGTGACATACCTATTATTGTTGATGGCGATGGTATCGGTGGTGGTATTATTGATAATCTTAATGCTTATGACAGGAATGTAATAGAGCATCGCGGTTCAGAGAAGGCGATAAATGATACTCGATATTATAACCGTAGAGCTGAGAGCTGGGATATTGTCGGTCAGATGTTTTGTGACGGCGATATTGATTACAATGCAGAAGATGAATTACTTGCTAATCAGCTTGCAACCCCGAAGTATAAATTCCGGAATGGTAAAATACTTCTGGAAAGCAAGGATGATATCAAGGAGCGGACTGGCAGGAGTCCGGATAGAGGGGACGCATTCGTAATGGCGATGGCGAATTACGACAAAATTGATTCCGTTAATTCTGAAAATTTGCATAGCTCTGTTACAGTACCGAGTTGGGTAGGTGCAGCTTAATATGATGAATAAAAGAGATATACAAAAACAGGCTACACAGTTCGTTTTACATTCACGCAATTCGACTAAGCTCCAAGAACAGCGGGATAGAGCAATAAAGAATCAGGATTTCTATCGCGGTCACCAGTGGACTAAAGAAGAATGGGAACGTTATAAGAATCAGGGTGTAAATCCTATTACTGTAAATCGCTGCCTTGCTCTGGTAAGAGTATTATCTGGTATGCAGCAGCAGAATAAACAGGAACTCCGGGTTAGACCACGTAAGGGTGCTACGGAATCAGCAGCTAATATCCATACTTCATTACTCCAGCATACAGAGGACTTATCTGATGCACAGAGTAAATATTCTAAAATGTTTGAACTTGCTACTTCGCAGGGTGAAGCATATCTCAAAGCAGTTATAGATAAAGAGCGTAATCCCAATGGACAGTTAATACTGGAGGCAAAAAGCCTAAGTGATGTGGACGTTGACCCTGACGCTAAAGAATATGATATAGATGAGACTGCTAAATATGTTGTTGAAAATTATTGGCTGGACAAAGATGTTGCCCAAATAAGATACCAGGAACTTGAAGGCAGGTTTGAAGGTGCTATGTCAATATTCCGGGATGACGATGACCCGAATGGGATAATGTCTTATCTTTACGATGACGATATTTCACTTGACGAGGAACGCAGGAAATATCGAATCAGAATGCGGGAAGTGTGGTGGAAAGAAGTTGTCGAAGGTTTATTAGTCATTGACCATCAGGAAAAATTAACAAAGGTTATAAGTGATAAGAAAAAGATTGCTGATATAAAGCGTAAAGCAAAGAAATCGACACGTTTTGAAATTGAACCAAGACCGACAAAAAAACTTCATAAGACCGTAATGGCGGGTACGGTAATGGTGGAGGATACAGTCAATCCTTTTGGTGACGAAGTGACAAGGTTTCCGTATTTCCGTTTTGCTCCGCACTGGGATGAAGGGTATGCGTTTGGTATTCTGGATAATGTTATATCGCTTAACCAGGAAGAAAACATTAATCGTACCCAGATGACTAAAATGCTCAACCAGACAGTTAATTCTGGTTATAAGGTCGGCGGTGGTTCACAGAAAAAGAAACAGGAACTTGCCAACTATGGTTCAGCGGACGGATTAGTTATAGATGTAAGTGACTACTCTAATATGGTTGAACGAATTCAACCTAACAAATTATCACCTGGACACGCCTATCAGGCAGAAATGTTCGAGCAAGACCAGAAACGTGTTTCAGGGCTTGATGACGCTATTCACGGTTACGAAGATGATAAGAACGAAAGCGGACGTGCTATATTCCTGAAGCAAAAGCAAGCACGTGTGGGTACAGAGCCGATATTCAGTAACTTTTATTATACCTTGAGGCTCTGGGGCAAGTTTGCGATAGACGTAATTCGCAAACAGCGGATATATACAGACGAAGAAATCAAGGAAGTGGTTTCTGAATCTGCCTTACTCGATGACAAAATGCTGCAAAAGGCAAAGAATCAGTTAGTAAGCAAGATTGGCACAGACTTGCCTCAACCTATGCAGCCTCAAACTAAGCCTGAACAGGTTTTGCAGATGGCACGTCCGGAAGATAAGCCACAGGTATTGCAGACAATCAAAACTGGAGTACAGGCAGCTCAGATGTATCTTGAAAAATATCCGCAATTGAAAGAGAAATGGAACGAAATTATAAAGTTCCGTGCAATAGAAATGCTTATGGAGCAGTTAAGAGATGATAATATCCGGGAATATGGTATCAAAGTCACATTGTCACCTGAAGCACCGACCGTTCGAATGAGTAACCTTATTGAAATGGATTCGATACAAGAGAAATATGGAATAATACCGCCTGATGTTTATATCGATGCAACAGATTTACCGAATAAAGACGAAATAAAGTCCAGGATACAGCAACAGCAGAATCAGGCACAACAGCAACAACCACAGCAAGCCCAAACAGGTTAATTTAAAATAGAAAGGAATTATTATGGCAAAAACAAAAGAACAAGAAGCTTAAGAACAAAGAAAACAAACAGAAAGAGACAAAGCTAACGAAGATAATAAAATCCAAGAAAGAGCAAGTGACGCTGCAAAAGGTAAACGAAAGCCTTGGAAAGACAAAGAAGGACGCAAACACAAAGCAAATTGCAACGCACATCCGGACAAAAAGATTCGTGGCAAGTGTGATTGTGGAGCAATGTTGAAATGAGAGTAATATTAGGGATACCATCTGGAAACAGGGTCAATAGGCTTGTGAAACTTATGCTGAGGTGGCGTAAGGTCACGGACTTTGAGATTGCTCTCTATACCTGGGATGATGAAACGTCTAAAGCTGTGAATCCGGATCATCTTTTTAAAGGTGAAATGCAATCTTTTGCTAAGAACCATAATCTTATGGCAAAGACTCTGGACTGGGATGTTTATATCTGCGGGGCTGATGACTTGTACCCTTCTTATGGTATGGAGTATATTGAAAAAGTTGCCGAAAAATATCCAGACAAATTAATCTGGGTAGCTGATGGCTTATTCAATCGCCAGCCCACCCATCCTATTATTACCAGAGGATGGTATGAAAAGTACGGATTCATATTCGATGAAGATTTTCGACATAACTTTTGTGATACGGATTTGTTTATTCGTGCCTTAAAGAATGATGACGTTATTAAAAGTTCAAAAATAGGCTTTGACCACAGACACTTTTCTAAGACAGGTAAGAAGCCTGATAAAATTTATCGAATTGGTCAAGGTTCATTTGAAAAAGACAAAAAAACATTTATCAGCAAGCATTGGGACTTGCCGGATAATGAGGTTACAGTAGAGGAAGCAGTTATCGATGAGCAGCAAACTCAAAAAACGTAAAAGACGAAACAGGCGAATGAATCAGTTGGTATTTATTATTATGCCGACACCGCTCAACCATATTGTCGATGTCCGGTCAGCCCAGTTTTGTACTCAAGCAGTTGCAAAAGGTATAGCACATTGGGAGGCTATGCCAAGTCGTGCGGCTGAGGACGGACGTAACCGAATGTTAAGGAAAATGGGCACAGATTACAGTCACGTTTTCTTTCTGGACGCTGATTCGTTTCCTTATGACCAGTTTGCTATTGAGCGTCTGTTACATCATAATAAACCAGTAGTTGCGGGTATAACTCCGACCCAGAGGTCGCCTAAGACACCTGGCGGCAAGATAATGAAAAACTGGAACGTTGTAACAAAGAACGATGGACAACTTCATATTATCAAACGTAGTGAGAAATTACCTTCGGGGTTATTCAAGGCTGAATATGTTGGTGGTACTGGGATACTTATTCGGCGGGATGTTATTCAAAAATTAAATCAACCTTATATGATGACACAGCGGAATGAACAAGGAGACATAGTCAAAAGTGAGGATTATGACTTTTGTGATAAAGTAAGAGACGCGGGGTACGATATTTGGATTGACCCTGAAGTTAAATTCGGTCACCAGCAGTCAATAGATATAGGGATATATGGATAATAAAGAACGAAATAAACTGTTACATTTAATAGGCAGCCAGCTTGCGAAACATCTTAAAGGTTTTTACGGAAAAATAACTTTTAATCTGCAAGATGGGAGATATGTAAACAGTAATATAGAGGAATCAATTAAACCTCCAAAGAAAAATAACTAAGTAATATACAAGTAAATAACGTCTTTAGGGACAATCAGAAAAACTGAAGCCCTGTTCTTGTGTGATTTATGCACACGGAGCAGGGCTTTTTTATTGGTTGCCAGCGAACCTTATCGCTGAGTGTTCGGCAAACTGCAAGCCGGAAATTGCAGGTATCGCACCAGGTTGCTCGGTGCAGTAATGAAAAGGAGCTTAATTATGGTTATGGACGAAGACAAATTTATTGATGACGGTATGGAACAGGCAGGAATGAAAACAAAAGACGCTGAACAGACTGAAGAAGCTGGACAGCAGCAAACGGAAACTCCGGAAAAACAGGATGATTCGGCTGTTGATACAGCTTCGAAATCAACTGGTGAAGATGATTCCGAACAAGCTGAACAGCCTTCGCAGGTCGAATCACTTCTGGACACAGAGCAGGATACCGAGACCGAAGAAGAAACTGAAGAAAAATCAACGACTCAAGTACCGGTATCTGCGTTACAGAAGGAACGTCAGCGTCGCAGGGAAGCTGAACAGAGAGCTAAGGAACTGGAACAGCAATCGAATCAATCTCCTCCGGACGGAGAAAAGTCCGATGTAGATTCGATACTGGATGGCGATGATGATGACTGGCTTACCCGTGGTGAAGTTAAGCAGGCGTTACAGACTATTAAGGGACAAGACCAGCAACCGCAGAATCAGCAGCAATTAGCGGAACAGGTTAAATCTCTTATCCAGCAGGAACGCCAGCGAGACCAGATCCAGCAAACAAAGCAGAAGGCGATTAGTTCAGAACAACAGATAAGGAAAGAGTACAAGGACTACGATAAAATCGTAGGAACTGCTCGTGAACTTAATCTGTTAAATGACAATGACCGCCAGAAAGCTTTTGCAAGTGACAATCCTGCAAAATCTCTTTATGAGATTTCAAAGCAGAAAATCACCAACGTTTCCTCTGCACTTGGTATCCAGCAGCCGTCTAAAGAAGAAACTCCGTCCAAAGAACAAACGGAAACTGAAGGAGAACAGCCGGCAGAGGATATCAACGAAGATATCTTTAATGATGTCTGGGGTTCTCCTCCCAAAGAAGAATAGGAGTAAATTATTATGCCTGATACTACTTTTTCGAGAAGTACATATTCGGGGTATGCCTCGAACAATAACGCTAATTTAATCGAACAGAAATGGGCGAAAAAAGCGTTTAAGCACGGGTTAGCTCAAAACCCGTTGAAGAACTTTATTGGTACTGGTGCTGATTCTATTATCCAGGTTGACAAGAACTTTATCAAAGGTAAGGGTGACAAAATCACCTTCCATATGAGAGCGTTACTTTCTGGCGATGGTCAGGGAGACGATGGAACTCTGGAAGGGAACGAAGAAGCCAATTCTTACTACGATGAAGATGTTGTTGTCCACGAGAGAGCACACGCTACTCGTGTTGCTGGAGTGATGACAGAGCAGAGGACTACAATTCCTCTGCGTTCTCACGCCAGAGATTCGCTTGGCGAATGGATTGGTCGGATTAATGCAGCGGATATTATATCTGCTCTTTCCGGTGTCAATAATACCAAGAGCTTTGCCGGTCAGATGACTGGTGCACAGGCTACTGACACTGATTCTAATGGAATTGACACTGTTAATGCTGCTTCGTTTTATGGTCGAGGAAGTGCTCCGACTATGGGCGGACGTATCTTTTACGGTGGTCAGACTACCGCTGGTGCATTGAGCACAGTTGCCGGTGACGCTAATCTTAATAGTGCTGACCAGTATAAGTTCGGTACTCGTGTTATTAACTACGTTAAACGTATGGCGGAAACCCATATCCAGAATGACGGTACTATCGTCAATCCGATAAGACCGGTCACTGTAAATGGTAAACCGCACTATGTTATGTTCATTTCTCCTGCACAGGCAGCAGACCTCAAGAAAGAGACTGCCTGGCTTACAGCACAGAGGAATGCGAACGTTCGTGGTATGGATAACCCGATTTTTTCCGGTGCACTTGGTATGTGGGACAATGTGATAATTCACGTGTTACCGCTTATCCACAGGCGTTACGGTGAACTTGGTATTTCTGCAAGCGAGTTCTTCTATTCCAGTGATGACGTTGTTGCCAGTGGTTACTATGTTGACCGTGCATTGTTCTGCGGTGCACAGGCAGGACTCATCGCATACGGTATGATGCCGACCTGGAAGGAAAAGAAATTCGATTACGGCAGAAAGTACGGTATTTCTACTACTACGATATATGGTACTAAGAAACCGCAGTATAACTCCAGAGATTTCGGGGTGATTGCGGTTGATACCAATGTCGACCCTAACAGTGCGTAACATAACTTTATAACTTCAGACAAGGGGCAGTATCCCTGCCCCTTGTATTTTAAAACGAGGGAATAATGGCTATTACAAGCAGTGAGATACTGAATAAGGTTAATCAGATAACCGGACGTGGTTTTGAGAGTGTTGATGATATAAAAGTTAACCTCGAAGAAGCTCTTATCCAGATAGGTGAACAAGGGGCTTTACGAAAGACTTCTACGTCAGGTAGTACTACAGCGGGACAATCTTATATCGATGCTCCAAGTGACTTGCTATCGCTGGAAAAGGTCTATATAGACGACGTTCTTTATGACTTTATAACCTGGGAGGAATATCTCGATAACTGCATACGTGGTGTGGTATTACGGGACGGTAAGATTTATATCAGACCGAACCCGACAAGTTCGCAATCATATACAATATATTATTCTAAGACACACGCCGGCGATGCAGATAACATTGAATTTGATGACAGATACAAACCTGCGATTTACCGATTAGTTGCTTCAAAGGTCTATGATGACTACGAGCAAATCGAAAAAGCCGATAGACAGAGGCAGCTTTATAGAATCGAGTTGCAGCGATTAATTGATAACCAGCCGGATAATACCCCTCTTATTGTCCAAGGTCGCAGAGGTGAACCGATTAAAAGTGATTACGAATAAGGAATGATGTTATGACTGACTA